TCCAAAGTAGGCGTTAGTTGCTTCCAAATATTCAGGATCTAGGAAATCATCTAGACTAATTTCTTCGTCTTTCTGTTCGGTTATAGGAACTTTGGCGGCAGCCGGTGTGTTTAAAACTGGTCCTACATCTTCTACTTCTTCGGTAGACGATTCAGCCTTTTTTTCTTCAACTACTTCATTAACTGGATTTACGAATGTAGTTCCGCCTCCTGATTCAGAGACATTTGTTACCTCTGAGTTGTTTATCTCTTTCCTATCATCTATATTATTTTGAGTATTGGTTTGATTAACAACAGTTTCATTAACAGTAGATGTGTTATAGTTAGTGATATTAGTAGTTCCAGATTGCGATTCGGTGGCTTCGGCTTTTACCTCTTCTTTTGCTGGATTTATTACATTCTCTGAAGTCGGAACGTTATTTGGTGAAATTTGACCTTCAAGAGCAGGACCTTGGGATTCTATTGTTTCAGAGCTTTTTACAATTTCCTCAGATTCAGTCAACACTGGATTTAGAGGACTCTCTCCTTCATTCGGTCCCGGCTTAGTTTCAAAGAAATCAGTGCTTAGAGTTTTAACCTCCTGTTCTGCCTGGCTTAGATTTTCAGTTTCATTTATAGGAGTTCCTCCCCCTTTTTTAGGAAATATTGCGCCTTTAAAATCTTTGCCGATCTGTTTAAGCTGATCTTTAAAACTTAATTCATTAAAATTTTTATAAGTATCGCTTACCTGTGTAAGTTTAACGATATCTGGATAAATTTGCGTATAAAACGGAGTCGATTCCTTTGATTCTCCTTGGAACAAGAATGGGATTTTTAAACCAAGCTCGATATTAGCTCTCCAATATTTAAAGTCTACCATTTCTGACGGGCTCATTCCAGGGCCTGAAGTCATAATGTCACCTTTAACGTCAATAGCTTTAAATATATCTCTTAATTTCGTATTAGACAGGTTATCTTTTCCCATCTCGGTGATATCTGCACGAGTTCCAACTCTGATTTCTTTTAATATGCCAGATTCAATTAAAATTTGAATATCCCCTCTTGTAAAAATATCCAAATATTCTGATCCTAATGGACCAGGTATACGCTTAGTTCCACGAGTAAAACCCAACGCATTTAAATCATCAATATGAGAATTAAAAAAATTCTGAAGGTCTGCCATAAATTGATCCTATTTTTATTATTTATCTCAATTTTAAATGACTAGGAAGATTTACAGCAGGTGCAGGCTGACTAGAATTATCAGCCATGTTTAGAACATTCTCATTCTCCTTTTCTATATCTTTATTGATTATATTTAAGAGAAGGGAGTACTCCATGTATTCCATTTCATATAGGGTATCAAAGCTTTGATTAAGCTTCACTGCCAAGCGAGCATTTAGCTCAAATAAGTTCATCAAGTCCAGCTGAAACAATGAAAATATCTTTGGTAGTGAAGCTTCCTCCCAAAAAAATGTGACTCTCCACTCCTGACTTACATTTTTCACAAACTGTAGTTGCCCTATTTAAAGAAGCCTTCTTCAAAGCTTCAGTAAATTTATGAATTATCATAAATTTCTGTTTATTCCAGTTTATAGAGTCAATTTTAAAGTTTCCAAGGTCTTCCATGCTTATTTTTCTCCAATTATTTACCAAATAAGGTCCATAAGAGTAAAATGCACTGTCTACTTCTTTTCCGTTTTGGATGTCTATCTTTCTTTTTTGTGAAAATTTAGAGGTCATGCCTATTGTTGGCATGTAAAATACTAAAGTTTCACCTAATTTTTCTGAAGGAACAACAAAACATCGGTTTTCTTCCGAATACCATTTTAATATCTCGTCTGGAATCTCAAAACCCAGTAGATTTTGACTGATGACTTGAGTTCGGTTTACATGTCCGCACTGATTGTTGTTACATTTTATATTTGCAAACAATTTATTCTCTTGATTTGGAAAAGTAAGCTCATAAATTCTAAAAACGATGTGATATTTATCAATTTCATCGAAATCGTTAAAATTTAAGGGCATAGATCCACCTTTTATCTTGAATTTTGTGCAAGAATTTAAGATAAAGTTGATTTTTTCTCTGACATCGATTGGATCATGTTCATCCATTGTCGACCAGTGTCTGATTTCCTTGGTTTTAGCCGATCTGATCATAAGTTCAGCGTTCACAGGATAAAACAATCCCTTTGAGGGTAAAAGATCGAAGCTTAGGATCTTCCAAGGTGACTCCTCAACTGCTGACATTTCCATTTGTTGATAGCTGGAAGCTTTTCCTAGACTTTTAACCGGTTCCGATTTAACTTCTTCGACTTGATTAATCCCATTTTGACGATCTAGCTCATTTAAATAGCCAAGGGCCTCGTCTTCATCTATTTTATCAAATTCTGACATAAATATTTATGATTTTTTTATATTATATACAAAAATAGGCAATCAGTTTTAAAAACTGACAATCTTTTTTAAAAAATTGATTAGGAATTGACGAATTGAGAAAAACTTAGTGCCCGGTATGATTCAAACACTCTTTCCATAGTGTCTACATATATTTCCTTCTTTTCTAGTGTCTTAGGGTCCCGGATAAACACCTTTATCGTCTTATCTCTTCTGTTTACTTTGATAGAATCTAATTTTCCAACTACGGTTCTTCCATTTTCAGTTCCGATCGTAGAATTTACAACGATTCCTCTTATTCTATCACCAGGTTTAAAGTGATACTTAAGCATATTGATATTCAGTTCAAACTGGCTCACTCCGGGGTCAGATTTTCTAGACATATCACTTAAAGGTACGTTTTTGATGGAAACGCCAGGGGTAAATTGACTTCGGCCAACTACAAAGTTGAAATCTCCTTTTTCTCCATAAAAAGGGAGACCTCTCATCCCATCTTGTCGCTGGAACGAAGTAAAAGTTCTATTTTCGTTTAATCCGTTCATTAATATACAGTAGGTAGAGTTCTCTTTCTGTGGCCAAATATTTTGTAAGACATTGGAGCCGTAACTGGGTCTCCTGCTACATCCGTCCATTCAAATTTCTTTAACCATACAAACATTTTAGGATTATCGATCAGGTAATCAGTAGGATAAACTGGAGCGTTTGCATCGTTATTATCTAATCCCCATATTTTGATATAGACAGATCCCGGTATATCAACAAACTCCATCATATAGATCGGTCCGTAGGTATTTCCTATTTTGTCTACAGCTGCAGGCCCACCTACTTGAAAATATCCAAGAGTTGTTGGTTGCCCAGGTGCTGCTCTCCGGTCAGTGCTGATAAACACTGGAGAATAATCTAAATCCGGACTAGCGGTCGATGCGTGTGCTAATTCTATAATTTCAGTTGCGCTTTCTAACATATTTTATTATATTTTTCCATATATTAATAATCCTCTTAATCTGGTTTGAAAGTCAGAATTTGGGTTTATTACTTTTATTTTATTTATTAATTGATCAGGCTGGTTTGTTTTTGGATTGGCAAACATCATAAATAGATTGTGTAGATAATATCTTTTGTATTGTAAAGATTCACCGTCTTCAATCCACAGTTCAACTGATTTATTGGTTAATAATATTTCTTCTCCGTTTGTATCGTTTGATGGATAACTAATGTATAGTAAAATTCCTCTTACATAATATTTGCTATCATCTAATTCAGATGGAGATCCTATAGATTCCAGTTGATTATTAAATAGAGTCAACTCTTGCTCAGGCTCTAGATTTAAATTGATACATGAATGTCCATCAGATAAATACGCAAAATCAGTTAAACAAAAGTCAGATATTATCTTCTCTTGCTCTACTATTTTAAAACACTTGTCATTAAACAATTGTAAAACGGCTTGTGGCCCGTTTCCTCCGCAGCATTCGCAAATATCATTAATATTGGGTATCATTCATGACTTATTTTTTTAAGATTCTCCTCATCTTTGGACTTAGACCTGGAGCACTTTTAGTATTTTCCTTTATACTATTTATATCGTCAGATTCAGATATTTCAGACTCTTCTAAATAAGGAGTAAAAGCTAGAGCACTAGGTTCATCTGCCATTTCTTCAGCCGTTAGATCTGGAGGCAATTTATCTTCTTTCTTTAATTCTCTTACTCTATCCCAAACTCTGTCGGCTTCGTTTTGTAAATCAGATTTTTCGTATCCCTCAACCAGTTCTTTAGAATCTTCGATGTTATCTTTTTCGTCATATACAATAGGATCTGTTTCTATTTGACCAAACTGAATGTAAAAGTGGAGAGCAGTAAGTGACATAACAGGAAGAGTTCCACCTTGAACGATTGCTAATAATCTGCGATGATCTAATGCAGACCACTCATCGAAAAAAGGAAGAACTAATTCCATCCAGTCCTTAAATCCCTGGCTAGCAACGTCTATTTCTTTAAATTCAAAATAAACATTTCCTATTATTTGAATAAATGTGACCAATCCAAATAGAAACCAGATCGCTACTTTGCTCGCCTTGATTGATGCAGCTGAAACTGAAGCCAGAGCAAATATTTCAATTGCTACTGACAGATATATTGCCCAGCTGATTGGATTTCCTAGATCATACCAGCTGACAACATGGCTAATTGACATGATGACTACTAAAATAATAGGAAGAAGAAAGGAATTTCTAATAATAGATCTTTGATTCCTTTTGAAAAAATTAATCATTTTCCTTTATCTTATTTTTGTAATTTTTTGATGTTATCTTTAACGATCATATGAAGTTCCATTAACTGATCACCTCTGTCTTTTTGAGATATGTAGTTATCATATTCAATGTGAACTTTTATTTTTTCCAGTCTGATGACTTCGGATATTTTGCTTATGGTATCTTTCTGCCCATTAATAACACGAGTTAAGCTATCAATAGTTCTTTCGTTTCTACTTTTTACTCTATCTAATTTTCTAGCTTCGCCGGATTTAGAACACGAACGAACAAAGAAAATGAACAAAAGAGAGGATAAAATGTAGATTTTATATTTCTTAACAAATTCAACTGCCTTCATTTATTTTTATATTTTTATTATTTATCTTAAAATCAAGTATAAAGAGACTAGCGACACCATTAAAATTGATGAAAAATATCCAATTGCGTATTTAAATTTAGACTTTTTATATCTTTTAAAGTCAAATTCAATCTGGACAACATAGCCATAATAATCAGTGGTCTGAACACGGTCGTAGTCTGCCTTTATCACGTCTAATATTCCTTCTTTTTGAAAGAAATCGGTGAATCTTCTCATTTTTTCGCTTATAAAGTTGATTTCTACTTGATTTTGAGACTCTTCACTGTATAATAAAAGTTCAGGATTAAGATCTATTCCTAGGTATAGTTTTCCGGAGTCGTGGCTTATTCCCATCTCTTTTAGTTTGTTGGATTCTTCAAGTTCTCTTAGGATGCCTTTGTACTTATTATAATATTTAAGTTCAGAAATATCTCCTTTTAAGGATTTCCAAACTCTATTCGGATATACATAGTCTAATATTTTCATAGGTCAAATATATGTTTTAATGATTCTTTAAAATGAGGATTTTTCTCTAAAACTTTTTCTTTAATTTCAATCCTAGCCTTTCTAAGCTTGGTTTTTACAGTATTTTCGTTTATATCGTATTTTATAGCAATAGACTTTACTTTTTCTCGATTTATCATCTTATCAATCGCTATGTTCTTAAGTAATGCATCCTCTAATCCATAAATCTCAGATATGGTTTTATCGAATACGTCTTGAAATTCAAGTTCTAATTCTCTACCAGTTACTGCCTTGTCCGCCGGATCATAGTCGCAATATATCGACTCAACTGAGATGATTGGAGATCTTTTCTTTTGGAAAAGATAGAAGAGTGTTTCATTTCGGGCAATGGCATAGATCCAAGTCGTAAATCTTCCTCTTTCAAAATCGAATTTAGATATATTTTTAAATATCTTCTTAAGTGTCCATTGAAGAGCCTCATCTGTATCTTCAGAATTTTTACAAAACTTCCAGATGAAGAATTTTAATTTTGGATAAATGAGCTCGGCAAGCTCGTTTTTTTCCCTTTCGGTGATTAGATTGTTTTCAAATTTAGATGCGATTTCATGTATTCGATCATTGATCAAGCGATTAGTTGTTTCAAATCCCATTTTAAGCTAATTGGTTTTTTTTATTTTTTATGTCATTTATAATGTTGACGCATTCTTGGCAAAGTTCATAGTATTCAATTTCTTCGAAGAAAGCAATACATTTATTTAAGCTGTCTATAAAACGATCCCGGCTTAAATTAATATTGTAATCCTTAGAGATGGTAGATATTTTTACCACTTTTACTTCCTTAATTTCAGAATTAAGGTAATTTTCTTTGATTGAAGTTAGAATATTCTCATAGATCTCTTTTCTATACGATTCAAATATCTCCTCTATTTCAAAGTCTCCGTTTAAATGTATGTTTTTCATAAATATAGGATTAACAAGGTTATTATACCATATCGAGATTAAGATTTAAAAAATTTAGCATTTATTTTTTTAATCTGATCCCGAGTTTCAGGGTTGAACACATCCCGTTTGACATCGTATCCAGGTTTAGGTTGATTATCTTTGGTAGAATTTAATTGTCTAATTGCGTCGTAATCATATAACGATCTAGATCCGGTTCCTTCAATGTCAAATATCTTTTCGTTTAATTCCTTTAAATATTCAGGTCCCATTCTTTCAAAAGTATCAACTGCTATGTCCCAGAACTGATTAGACTCAAATAGAGAAGAAAGGTTTACTGAAGTCATAGCAAGGTCATCGTTTCCATTCTGACCTCTATATAGGCCTCCTTTAGATTTTCCAAATGACATTAATTCCATTATCGTAACATAATCATTGGGTATGATCCTATTAATAGTCACATAGTATTTAAATTTTTCACAATACTTAATCTTATTGGTTGGCCCTAATCTTAATCCTTGCTTGAATTGAACTGCAGCTTGAGTGTGTTTAGTGTGTATAATCTGACTTGGCCAGTATGCTTCATTTACTCTAAATTGATTTAGCAGAATATCTCCCTTGTGATTTAATTCAAGAACGATTCTGGTGTTATCAGGATTGAATACATTATATATGATATGTTCACATGCGACAGTGAATTGACTGATGTCGATCTGATTGGATCTTAGGTATCCTATTTGAACTAGGGACACTGCGTCAATCTCACTCTTAATTAACTCCTTCTTTTTCAAAAGCTCTGAAATTGGCAAAGCTACCATTTTATAGATATTTAAGATTGAGTAATCCCCTCCGATTCCATCCGCAGTGTCAATGCTAAATACGTAACTATTCGGATCGGATTTAAAGTCTGAAATGCTTAAATTTGCATATTTAGGATGAAAGAAAAGATGATCGTTGATATAATCTAATTCCTCAGATAACATCAGTCTAGGGTTTTGATAATCAACTTTAATGTTGTCTAGTCTCTTTAGTTCTCTAGAGTTTAAAAGAAGTTTGTCAGATGAGAAGAACTGTAGGCCGTATTCCTGATTAAATGCTTCAATTGACCCAATGTCAGCTATGTTTTTCTGTTTCCAATCTTCTCCTCTTCCTGGAATCTGCCACCAATCGACTCTCATTGGAACATAACTAGATTTTTTATCAATAGCATCTTTCCAAATTTCCCAGAATTTATTCTTGCCGTTAGGTGTAGACGTAATGATGATTTTTCCTTCTGGATCCGCAGTTACTGTTGGATAGATTGCTCGATAAAATTCATCTAGATTTGCTTCATTGATATGGGCAAACTCATCAATATAAAGAAGGTTAACCGTTAAACCGATACCCGATTTTTTGGTAGTTGTTCTACCTACAATTCGGCTATTTGAATCGAATTTTACAGTACCTGCATTGATTACTTCTATTCCAGGCTTCATAAAGAAAGGCAAACCTTCTAAAGAAATTTTAAACTTATCTAGGAGTTCCTTAGTGGTTGTAAAGTTATCTGCAACACAGAGAGCAGTTTTGTCAGGATGAAACAGGAGATACCAGAGCATGAATATAGACGAGGTCACAGTTTTACCAGTTTGTCTGCTTGCCATTAAAATGTTCAGCTTATTTCCCTTAAAAGATTTTAGAATTTGATTTTGAAAATCTCGAAGTCCTCCTGCATCTTTAACTGTTACTCGGCCGTTATTGGTTTGAATCACACAATAGTTTCTAGCAAAATAAAGCACGCTCTCTTTACATTTTGCAAGTTCGTCAATTTCATCTGGCGTGTATTCAAATGGCAGATTATCTCGTCTTAGATTAATATCATTATCTTTAAAAGGAGAGTTTCCAAGTTTTCTAACATCTTTGGCACCATTATTAATGTCCTCAATCAATTTATTGATCTTTTCAGTAGTCCAAATATAGGAATTATCAGCAGTTCCGCCTGGGGTCATGGCTGACACTCTTATCGAGGAAAAACCTCCGCTTGATGACATTATATCCCTCATATTAAATTATCTCTTCAATATTTATAAATTCATCTCCGTCAATTGAATCATCAGAATCAGGTTCGATGTTTTGATCTCTCATCAGATTAAATTTATTATTAGGATCCACTAGTCCGATAGATGATTCGTCCTCATCGTCTGTGATTTCAGATTTAGGTAAACTCTGGATCACATTTTTAGTTCCAACTGATATAAAAAACTTGCCTTCAGCATCGCTGGACTCTACCTGAGTTGAATCCGGGTTCACTGGAGAATCATTATTCAATTTCTTATAAGTTTCTTCTAGGAAGAGAATATAGTTAGCCTGCATCTTTGTTATGTTGGCCATCTTGTCCTGTAATTGTCCCATCACCTCTAATAAACGAGGATGAGTATTGCCTGACGCAATATCTTCCATCACCCGGATGATAGCTATTTTTAGGGTCTTTAATTGAAAGAAAAGGTTGGAAATGTTTATGGTATCCAGTTCTTTTTTATGGCGAGCATAATCATTCTTTTCAAATACTCCAATATCCACAAAATTTTTAAATAGAGAGTCAGTTATTTCTCTGGCTTTCACTGTGAACTGCTCGCTCATCTGATCGAAGTCGTATGGACTTTCTCTCTTTAATTCTTGCGCAAGTTCATTATCTGCTACCATTTCCTCATTAGGGGCTGATCCTATTGAACTTAATAGGCTCTCTAACTCATTTTTAAGAGCATGCCTGTTTTCTTTGCTTAGCTTACCGTCTGACATTAATTAATTTTGTTTTCGTACTTATCTACTGCTGGATTAGCAAAAGTTTTTATCTGCTTAACTGATTCTATCCAATTATAGATGATGTCGTTGATCCTCTTGATAAAAGTATCAAGGGTAGAGTTAACGTTGAACATCTGAGAAGAAAGAGTATTTTTCATGATGTTATCCTTGTAATTGTATCCAAGGTTTAATCTTCTTTCTCTTCTTTCGTAAATTGGTCGATAAATGCTGTCTTTAACCATAATTTTATTTATTAATTGGGCGAGGAGTTATGTCCTTTATGTTTATGTTAACCGATCCTAATGAATCATCAGATAATCCTTCAGAATATACGTTTCCAAATCGGTCTGAGAATCCTCCTCTGATCACTGGTAATTCTCCTTTTGAAATTATAATGTCATTGAATTGATCCAATCCTACTTCAGCAGCATTTGAATTTGCTGATTTTGCAATTTCATTATTTTGACCAACCAGAGTAATCGCTACTGAATCTACTCCATTTATCTGCTCTATCAATTTAATAAGATCACTCTTAGGTATCCGAGCTCTTCGGGTATTTTCGATAAAATAGTTTCCGATCGAATTATAGATGTCTCTTTTTATTATGTCGGTTGAAACATCATCGAACACGATAATACTTAAATTGATCACGTATCTGGTTACAATAGGATCAATTATAATCAAGTCGGTCGAGATCAATTTACTTCCTGATTTCTCTATGTATTTTAAAATTTCAGATTTTTGATAATCACTTAGAATAAATTTATCTAGGCTTGAACTGAAATAGTCCTGGGAATTAGTAAAAGATTTTCTAATATCGGGAATAAGAAAAAGATTAAGCATTCTTTCGTCTTGCTCACTCAGGAATACATCAATTAAGGAGAATAACTTTAATCTTCTTAAAACCACATCATAGTGATCTGGATTAACTAAAGCAAAGCTTTTTGAGGTCTTAGGGGCAATTAGTCGGGTAAGCTCAGGACTCTCTGGATTAACTCCAAAAAATGGAGCCTGTGTCGTTGAGATATTGATGAATCTGTTTAAATCTATCTCCGCTCCCGTTAAACTGAATCCAGTGTCGACAAATTTAAATTTGATCTGAGTAGGATCGTTGGTTCTAATGTTTCCTCTTGGACCCTCAGTTATAAGATATTCTACGATAATCTCGGATCCTGGATTAGGAACCTTTCCGTAATTCAAATTTCCAAAATAAACGTCTAGTCCTGATGTTATTCCGGTTTTAGTTATGTATCCTTTTTCGTCTCTTGGTATATCCAGAATCGATTCATATTTTTTCCACTTCTCTCCATTAACATAGACATTAACAAAGAAATTATCTATGAAATAATTTTGAGGACTTCCGATTGAAAAACTTTCAAATGCTCTTCCTTTAGCAATTACAGTTTGAGTTTCAAGAATTCCCTGTTTTACTGATAAACGAACGCCATTATCAGTTCCAGAAAAAGAAAACTTTATTTCGTCCTGCGGAAGATCTAAAACATAGGTTAGTCCATTATTAGTGCATTGAACTCTAGATAGGTTTGGAATTATCACCAAACTGGTTTCAGCGTCTTGAGAGTTTTGGTTAGTAGATATAGAAATTTCGCCTGAGGCTCCGATTGCTCGACTTGGATTGTGACCAGCAAGAGAAGCAAGGGAATAGATCGAAGTTACTCGAGTTGCCTCGTTAATGTTTAATTCAGTGATTGAATCCTCAATATAATAAAAAACTAATTGTGTCAAATTTTCAACTACTATTAAGATCTGACCGAAAGGAGATGCTGCAGTAAATACTGATTTGCTCTGATTAAATTTATTAGAGAGAAAATTGATCGTATCTAATAGAATATCCTCAACTAGTACGCTCAGCCTTTGGAGAACCTGATATTTAAAAATCTGATTTGCCATTTAATTGATAATTTATATTATTTATACCGATTTAATTTGATTTAGATTATGCTGATCAGTTCTTTAATAAATAAAATAAGAAATATCTTCAATTTACATGTATAAAGACCTGAGCAAATCCAATATTTACGAAAATTCAAATTTAAGTTTTGAGTTTGAGTTTATGTCTCCTATTAGAAGAAGAGACATGGCTTCCAAACTTTCAAAGATACTTGGAAAACAGGTAAAGTGGTTTAAAGGGGTAGACGAATCTTTTAAACCTAATCGAGAATGCTTTAAATTGAGCAATAAGTACTCAGAAACTTCCAAGTCCTTTATATTAGAAACTGGATTTTTACCCTATCAGGAGGCGATGCATATAATGTTAAAGACCTTTAATTCAATTAAGAACTACGGACACACTTGCGATAGATGTGAAATGACAGTAGGAATCCAATTAAATGAGGCCAGAATAGGATTACCAGTTAAGCTTCATAAAATAAACAAGTTTAAATACTTTATCGGTTTAAATGAGAACGAATTCCTAGGAGAATGGGGAACAGTTTCAACTGAGAGACAGAAACTTAGGCATACTAAATATTCTTACATTAAAGCCAAGGATCCTTACAATACCGTTATATCTCCTTCCCTTATTGAAAAGATGGATCCAACTGTTTTTTCTTTTCCGGAATCTGAGTTTTTCGGCCATGATTTTTCTAAAATAGAGGAAGGATGGGTAAAGATCAGTTACATCGGAGGTAAAGAATATGAACTACGAAAAAAGCAGGCAGTTGATACTATAAATTCAGTAATTAATCGACTATATGAAACTTTAAATCAGAACTGGGAATACAATCAAGATGAAAAAAGAAAAATCTATAGCCTGGTTGAAGACTATAATCAGTCTCTTAAGAACACCAGAACCTATCTTAATTTTGTTTCTAACTTTCCTTCGATTGAGCTCTATGTAGATTTAAAACCTACTCAGTATCTGCTTGAGACTGAATATCCAAAGTTCAGAGAAAAGCTGCTAGAACTAGTATCATTTGGCGAAATATCTGAAGCTAAATTAAACTATGATAGAGATCGCGGAATGATTCAAATCAAGGACGCTAAAATTAATAAGAGCATCATCATTGAAGGGATAGAATTCTACGATTGCACCATTGAAGCTGATGCTAAAAATTGTGCCTTTAGTGGATGTCTAATTAAGAATTCAAAATTGGAAGAATGTAATATTTTAGCTGGAAATCAGATTTCCAATTCAAAGATATTGGAATGCAAGTATCCTGGAGGAAATAATGAGATTTCTAATAGTTATTTAGATAATTCAGGATCAGATATGATAAACGCAGATTTAAAGTCATGTCTTGTAAACCGAGGAACATTTAAATACTTATCGGGAATAGATAAAGATACTGTCATCTTAAATAGAGGATAATTCATTTGACCCGTATTTATTATCAATTCTCCATAATAAATAAATAAAAACATTAAAGTTGAATGTCAATCTATTCTAATCTAAGAGGTATTAGAAAACTAACTAATTCCAGTTTAACAGCAATCATTGACGTGACGAATTTGAACTTTAAAAGTCTATCCGAAGCTAATCTTGAATTTTTAAATAACATTAAATATGATGAAGTTGAAAATTCAATCTCACTAAAGAAAGGAACTTTTAATCTTCTCGATGTTACTGATACCCTATCATTTAAATTAGATGGTATTCCGACATTTACAATCAATTCTTTAGGAAAAGCTGAAGGTCAGGAGATTTTGGTAAAAGTCGCAGAGACTAAAAGACTCAGAATGACTGATTTCCCAGACTGGCCAAATGAAGGGGTTCCAGGTGAAATCATCTATACTGGTATTCAAAATCAAAAACCTGAATTTGGAGAAGATTTTATCGGATATTTAGACGGTCGCGGATGGGTTAGCCTAACCGGACAGAGCCAGGGAGGATTTGTCCTAAATGAGCTAGATGGTAGCCCATTTCCTTATCCTACCCCAGGTCAAGATCAAGGAATCATCTGGATCGGCCTGCCTGGACTCGACACTGCAACCACTCCTACTACTCAAACAGTTTATTACACTGATGAGAACGGACAGATTTTTGATCTTTTAGCCCTAGGTGGAGGTGGAAATTTAACTTATGAATTTTACTATCAGAATACTCCGCCAAGCGACGGCGGAAATCCAGCGTCGATCAATGAGGGATCTATATGGTTTCACTCAGACACTGGAATCCAGTATATCTATATTAATGACGGAAACTCATATCAGTGGGCAACTTCTTCAGCCCCAGTGGGACCTACCGGAGCAACTGGCCCTCAAGGACCAACCGGCGCAGTAGGACCGACGGGAAGCACTGGACCTACTGGCGACACTGGGCCGACAGGTAACACTGGACCCTATCCCTTCTATTATCAAAACACTGGCCCATCAGGGCCGATACAAGTAGGATCATTTTGGTATAATTCTGACAGCGGGGAATTGGCAATGTACGTTGATGATGGAGACTCAGAACAATGGGTTACTCCTGGCGGATACGCTGGACCTACGGGAGATACCGGACCTACTGGATACACCGGACCTTTTGGATACACTGGGCCAACTGGCGACACCGGACCGACTGGAGACACAGGACACACCGGTGCACCAGGTACATCTACTTCGTATTATGGATATAAAGCCAATACGATTTCAACATCAGGTGATCCTGGTGTAGGTAACCTCTCATGGGATAGCCTTACACAGACATCAGCAAGTAGCCTGTATGTAAACATGACGACGCAGGCAAATGTCGATATTGATCTATTTTTAGGATTAATATCAGTAGGGACCTCACTTTATGTGCAGGATGCTGTTATTTCTAATAATTATCAGGAATGGCAAGTATCAGGGACTCCGATTCAATTCGGGACATCTCCAAACTTTTACTGGCAAATTCCGGTTACTTACATAGGCGGAGGATATTCATTCACCAATACGCAAGATGTTATTTTAGCTCTGTTTATTGCAGGTGTAGCTGGACCAACCGGAGACACTGGACCTATTGGACCAACTGGCGACACTGGACCTACAGGGGATACTGGACCTATTGGACCTACAGGGGATACTGGACCAACTGGCGACACTGGACCTACAGGGGATACTGGACCTACAGGAGACACAGGAGCATCTTATGGCATAGTAAACTTTACACATGCTGAGTTTAGTCCAGTTGATGCAACTACATACTATTTTGGTCCAATTAGCACGCAGTCGCCTTCTACTTCAATTAGGGACGACCAATCATACGCAAGTCTATTCGCTGGAACGATTGAGAGTGTTTCTTTTACATCAAAATTTACTCCTGGAACTGCCGAAGATTCTTCTTTCATAATTAGAAATCGCACAACAGGATTAACATCTACTATCAGTTCAACAATAGAATATGGAACGACCCCTGTGACACTTGTGTCAAACAATCTACAAGCAGGATTACCTGCTGGTTGGACTGCAGTTAATGTTTCATTTCCATCAACCTACGCATATTTTACAATACCAGCTGTTGCTACATTAGACACTCCTACATTCGACGCTTCCGCGTATCCTACGTTAACAGTTTCGTGCGATGTAGCTAAGTTTGGTTCAGGATTACCAAATGGACCGATAACCGTCTTTTATAGTTTAGACGGTGGAGGCTCGTGGACTTCTGCGGGAGTAACTGCAACGCCAACCTCAGCAACATATATTACTTCTACGGTGTCAATCCCTGCTACTTCATCAACCATGCAGATAAGATTTTCTTCTGTTGCCAGCACAGCTGCTGAAAAACGTCTACGTAATGTTACAATAGCAAGCGCAAACGATATCGATGGTATTGCTACCGTCTTTAATCTTGCATCCTCATTAGTAGTTAACATCGGAGATCAGATTACAATTCAATGGTCAGCTCCTACATGGGCGACTAATCCAACATCTGTTACGAATTACATCGGACTAAAAATTAATTCATAAAAATGAAAGGGACATACGAAATACTTGATTATATTGCGATCACATCTAATGGAAACGAAAATCGTCAAATGATTGTATATTATAGTAATGGCGGCAAGGAAGAAACTCGAGAACTTTATTATTCAGGGTATGTAATTCAAAGAGGATATGCTGAGAGAAGCAGTGTTATTTCTGATCAGCAGGACGAAGAATAGTTAAGTTTAAAGATAAACGGACTGGCTTGTTTATCCATATAGATTTATTTTTGTTCATTCTATGAGATAAATAAAAATAAACTATTCAATGCCTCTTAATTTTCCAATTCCTTCTTTTGTCGGTGAGATTTACACTGGACCAAACGGAAATCAATGGGAATGGACCGGCGCAATCTGGAAGATCTTAACCCCTACTATTGCAGGACCTACAGGTCCTATTGGCTCAACTGGACCATATCCATTCTATTATCAAAATACTGGCCCGTCAGGACCAACGCAAGTAGGATCTTTATGGTATAATTCAGACACTGGAGAATTAGCAGTATACATCGATGACGGAAACTCAGAGCAATGGGTCACTCCGAATGGATATGTCGGTGCAACTGGACCAACAGGTAACACTGGACCTACGGGAGACACTGGACCTACGGGAGACACTGGACCTACGGGAGACACTGGACCTACGGGAATTCCAGGTACTGCATCTAACACTGGTGCAACTGGACCCGCTGGAGATACTGGACCCGCTGGAGATACTGGACCTATTGGAAATACAGGACCTATCGGAGACACTGGACCTATCGGAGATACAGGACCTGCTGCACCGAAAGTAATACAATTAGCAGCAAGCGACGAGATTACTGCATTAACAGCCGGAACTAACAAAATAACTTTTAGGATGCCGTATGCGATGACGTTATCAGAAGTTAGATCGTCGTTAACAACAGCTCAATCGAGTGGTTCTATATTTACTGTCGACGTCAACCTAAATGGTTCTTCGGTCCTAGGAACACTTCTTACAATTGATAATACCGAAAAAACTTCAGTAACCGCTACCACACCAGCAACAATAACAACAAGTTCACTGACAGATGACGGGGAAATAACTATAGACATAGATCAAATTGGAAGCGGAACTGCCGCCGGTCTGAAAATAACTTTAATTGGTACATAATGCCATTTATAATTAATCCATACGTATTTGAGAATAATTTTGATCCTGATGCCCAGGCGTTCATAACTGCGAGCGGTATCACAAGCTCGATCGAACAGAACACCCTAAATACTTTTGTTATTGGATTAAAAGGTGCAGGTCTGTGGTCACTTATCTATTTTATGCATGTTTATCTGGGATCTACTGCTTCTACACACAAGTATAACTTGGTAAATCCATTGGACGCTGACGCTGCTTTTAGACTGCAATTTAATGGAGGATGGACGCATTCAAGCACAGGAGCTACACCGAATGGGGTAAATGCATGGGCCGACACATTTTTTGATCCATCAGTAAATCTTAATACCTCTGATCTATGTTCATTTGGATACTATTCAAGAACTGATTCAGCCGTTACGTCTGAATACGTAATGGGTTCAAACAGTGGATTCACCCAAGCCGCATGTGCTTTAATAGCAAGAAGAGATACTGGTCTAAGGTTTGCAATTGCAGATTTTCCTTCAGGAACCAATTTTAGAGCAGCAGGGGATTCATTATCTGGAGACGGTAGAGGATTTTTTGTAGGAAGTGTAGATGGGCCTAACACTAAACTTTATGTAAACGGTGCAGTGGTTGCTTCAAATACTAGTGCAACATTAAATACTTTAGGAACATTCGCACCAGTTATAGGAGCAATTAGGGCTGAATCTGGCGGTCCTATTATTGCAGGCTACACTGACAAAGAATGCGCACTCGATTTTGTAGCTAAAAAATTAAATGATGCCCAAGTGCTAGCATTAACCAACTTAGTTCAGGCATTTCAAACCAGTTTAAGTAGACAAGTATGATACAAGTAGGATTATTAACAGAAACACAAAAGAATGAGATTGAAGGTCAGATGTTTGATCTAGATTCTTACTTTTATCCATTTCAGGACATTGATGACAATTGGATAATATCGATCGAAGAAATGGAAAAGTGTGTTAACCCTGCGTTTGATTGGGTAAAGGATTTAACGCTGATCGAACATAAACCGAAGCCGGTTCCTCTTCTTTTTTAATAATCTAATTTATGGATAAATGGGCTGCCTTGTTTATTCACATGGATTTATTTTTATTCATTCTATAAGATAAATAAAAATAAACTACTCAATGCCTCTTAATTTTCCGACCCCTTCCTTTATAGGAGAAATTTATACAGGACCTAATGGAAATCAATGGGAATGGAACGGCTCAATTTGGAAGAGCTTGACGCCTGCAATTGCAGGTCCTATTGATGTAACCTATTCTCAATTGGTATCAAGTATCGGATCAGGTTCTTTGATTGAGGGATCTTATTATTTAATAACTGATTTTAAAACCTGTTATGACCAGCCTGATTTTGATTATGACGGCAACCCGATAACAAGTGGCAACTATAAAGATTCAGCTCCAGTTGAGCCTATAATAGTTTTTGCGATAGGTACGGATCGAATAAGCGAAGACGCATATCAACCCGATTATCCAAATGACCGGATAAAATACGACTGGACCTATTCTTCGACTGAAGTAACAGGTGGAGCCGCTTATGGTAGAATAACAGAAAGAATAGACGAGTGGAATAATCGAACTGACTATGATCACAGAAATATTCTTTTTAAGAGATACCGACTATATGTCAGCACCGGTGAAAACAGCTTAAGGATAAATGGTCAGATCGATCTTCTCTTTGATGGGACAGTAAATGGAACCGACACTCAATTTACTGATCTTTCAGTAGGAGACGTTATTTTTATAGACTCAATCAACCCTGGCTATTATGAAATATCTAACATAGCAGATAATGTTACGATGACTGTCATAGGGGACGTTATATCTCCAGTATCCGGATCTTATTTCTATAGAACAATAGAGATCACAAGAGGGGGTGAATACTTCAGCTATAAGAGAACTAATGTTAAGACGGATGACTATCGGGAATATACAACCTTTGGAAATGCTCTAGGATCATCATATGCTATTAATAACCGCATAGGAGACTATGCTAATGATTATCTTAATTTAGGTGAGACCTTTATGTTATCTAACAACGCGTTCTTAATAGGACCAGACGATAGCAACCGACTAGGTAATTTTTGCACTAATAATACGTTTGGTTCTGGATTAGTTTTCAACACCTTTGGAAGTTTATGCTCCAATAATGCGCTTTCGGGTTCTAAGGTGGAGAGTAACTCAATCGCAAACAGTTTTGTCGGTAACATTATAAATACTAACTTATACCTTAATAGGATAGGAAACGTTTTCCAATCAAATCTGCTACTTGCAGAAGACGGATCTCAACTAGAATCTAATCAAATAGACGATAGATTTGAGGGTAACTTAATCTATATGAGTTTTGTCGAAAATTCAATCGGAAATAATTTTAA